ATATTTTTAAATAATTTGTCGGAGCCCCTCCGGAACTATCACCAATCCGGATCGCACCATCTGCGAACAAATCCAGAAATGTATTTGCCTGTGAATAGACACCGATTGCACCATCCCGTAGATAAAGTTTTTCGCCGTTCTGTATTAAAACATCATCATTAAATTGAAACCAATCTGAGGCCGGGATCCATGAAAACAATCCATTATTATTTGAACCTGTAACAAAGTTCATCCCTATATTAGAATTTAATCCGGTATTACCAAATCTAAATACATTCTGTCCTATAACTGCATACTCAAACACGGGAACGCCAGCAGACGCTAGTGTCTGTAAAAATCCTGTCGATGCATTAAAATACATTCCCAGGCCATTTACGCCCAACCCGTCAGCATATTTAAATGCATAAAAAGACTGTAATGCTTTTTGGATTAATCCGTCAGCACTGGTAAAAGGGAATTTAACAGCATTTCTGGTTCCATCTGCTAAAAAATATCTTGGGTGGTCATCTGAGACATCGAGGTCGTCTAACGCCGGATGCGATAAATTGCCTTCAACGTTAGAAAAAGCAACTTTCTTTTTATTATTGCTATTTGCAGAATCTTCAATTAAAAATAAATCATTCCCTACAGGACTGGCCTTATTTGTTAAAGCATCTATTTCACCTGCAACATCTTTATGAAATGCGTTTATAACATCAGGGGCGGCTGTCCATGTTAAACCATCAGAATAATAGGGGCCTGCTGATTTGCGATTTATTAACCATATACCGCTTGAACTCTCGACCATCCAGATTTCATCTGGCTTATCGGCCGCCGCCGGTAGATTCGCAAAAACATCAACTTGCCCTTTTATTATTATATCACTTGGATCAACAGACGATCCGCCACCTATTCCATACATTTAATCACCTTATGAATAAGCTATTATAGTTCCAGACGCTAATTTTATATTTGTAAAATTACCGCCAATAACAGCACCGACCGGAAAAGTGATCCCTGCATAGCTTCCGGCTCCATCGGCGGATAGTAATGTGTCTTCCAGGACAGTAAAAACCGTTGCAACGATAATATGGATCAATTTCCATTCGCCTTTGACTTCTGCCGTATCGCTTATAATTGTTTTTATTCTCTGACCGTTTGATATTGCTAGTAATTCATCTGATGTCATAATTCGACCTCTTCTGTTTTTTCTGGTATTGGTTCGATCTCATCCGGTTCCGGCTCTGTCTCTGGCTTTTCAACTCTTTTGACAGAATCCTTTTCCGGTTCAGATCTTGCTTTCTGGACAAGCTCGTCAAAATGTTCCTCGGCCTTATCCTTTTTCGGTCGGCCTCTTTTTTCCTTTGGCTTTCCATCAATAAGATAATCGATTTTCTCTTCTATCACGGCAAGACGTTCTTTTATGAGATTCATTCCCTCGGCCAGGATCGCTTCTTTTGATTTATTCTGTAACATTTAATTATCTCCTATTTAAAATTAAAGGCGGGCTTTTACACCCGCCATTTTTTACTATCCGTTTGTCTTTAAAACTGCGACGCCTGTATTTTTCTTGTTAAATACTCGATCCCAGTTTCCAGCGTATTGAAGCTCATTCATCGTTGGCATATCGTCGTCGACACTGTTCTCGATCCATTTCCACCCAACAGGATGGATCAGGAATTGACGCCTTGTGAAAAGTAGATCCTCACTCTTCGCGGCGTTTCTGTCAGTCTCAACAACTGTAATACCCTCTGCAGATTCCGCCCACAGACACGCACCTGGCTTAAAAAGAAATGTCCAATATTGCGTATTAGATCCCTGTGTCTCAGTGTAAAGCTGATCGTTTACGATTACACTCAATCCCAGATAGGTTCCCCACCCGATATTCTGTGTATTCGTTGGCTCATTGTCGATTAGATTTTGCTTTAACAGCCTGGTATATACAACACTATGCATTGCAATCGCTGTATAACCACTTAAATCCCCCAGGAGCATTGCCGCGTCAATAACCGCGTCACTTGATACCCTGTTCGTCGATCCAACCGTTCCGTCTGTGGAAATGTCATTGACTAGATCGCCGTCGTCATTATCTTCGTTATCATCAATAATTCCGCGTATCACTGCAAGTAAGGCAAGTTGTAATTGCTCATCCCACCATTGATCGACCATTGCTGTAATATTCTGCATTACGTTTTCACCTGAAAGCGCGCTTGCCAACTCTTCTGCCGACCAGCCATTCCCAAACAATAAACGCCTTGCAACCTGTTTTGATGTTGTCACGCCATCGGTCGTGATCGTATAATCTGACTGAATGGCCTGTGCCGCACCCGTCAACCTCTGAAAAAATGGAACATTAAGCGTGGTTCCGCCTCCGTTTAAAAAGGCTACCATTTCTGAGCTTGGCTGTAAAATACCCGACCGATAAAAGCTCGTTAATTTTACGCTATCCTCTGTGATGTATCTGGAAAATACTTCTGGTACTATTACATCTGACAATCTTGCTACTGCCATAATTTTTCACCTCTTAATTTTTCGCCCGTCTATGCTCCGCTAAATGCTGATTATAGAGAGCTGGATTTTCTCTAAATAATTTATTTTGCATATCCATATCAAACCCAGGTTTTCCATCAGCACCAAACATAAAAGGATTTTTGATCCCGGTAAAATCAGTAGTTCCGCCTCCAGGCGGTCCCGTCTGTGCGTCTTTAATATTAAGCTTATTATTTAACTCTTCGATTTTCGTTTTATAGGGTTTTGCGAAATTTTCCAGACTATCAATATTTTGCCTGGTTATCTCGTCAGAATCACCGACCAAAAAAGTAGCTGCTGAAATATCAAGGCCCCTGTTTGCCAATTCAAGAATTGTTAGATTTCTTCTATCATTGAATATTCCTTTCAATGCGCTTTCATTGACCTTTTTTTCAAGTTCAATGATTCGCAATTGTTCCGGCGTTTTCTGGTCCTTGCTCTGTATTTCAAGCATTTTGGCGTCAACTTCAGATTTAACCTTTTCTTCTACTTCCCTATCATAATTATTAAGCTTATACGCATCTACCGATTTGCTCACCTTGCTATCAAAAGCCTTTGTAAAAAATTCGTTTTTGCTGATAAATTCAGCCGCTTTTTCTTTCGAGTCTATCGCCTTTAGTATTCCCGCGTCGGCTTCCAGCCCCGTTAAAAACGTCTTTGCCGCTTCCTGGTTTTCCTTTGGAATTGCTTCAATTATTTCATTAATTGTTTTCATTTAAATTTTCCCCTTAGTATTTAATTTCCTAAAAGTAAATAATATTGCTGATTTCAATATATTTATATTATGTCGTATTGTCAAGTATTTATTTACTCTGTCTTTTCTTTGACAATCTGCGCGCCCGTTTTAAGCGATCCTGTTTTGCCTCTTCAAGCACTTTTTTACCCTTTAACGATTTCCGCCATGTCCGGGCGTTCTTATTTGCAGGTATCGTTTCCCACTTTCCGCCGGGTAGTTTTGCCGTTCTTTTCGTTGGCTTTATTCCCATCGGCTCATATAATTCCCGACACCTGCAATTTATCGATTCCGCTGCTGACAGGCTACTATCCCTGGGATATTCACCGATTGACCCATCCGGCAATGTAAACATTCCTTTCCTATCAGCCTCGACACCATCCATATCGATATGATCTTCTCTGGTTCTGCCGTCAAGAGTTGCCCTCCATATTTTTCGACCTGACAATCCTCCATCTTCAGCAAGGTCGATCGCTTCCTGCTGTCCGATACTATACGCCCTCAACATCTCTGTCCGTGCCGTTGCCTGCACTCTTGCCGTCGCTTTTCCCATCTGATCTTTTATTATTGCGATGCGGCCTTCGAATTCCTTGATCGGAATGCCCTCAATAACTGCCTGCGCTGTCTGCTCGCGGATCTGGAATTGTAAAAGGCGTTGATCTCGAAGCATACGATCCTTGAATGTATGTCCGGCGATCCTCTCATCTGTCAAGGCTGCCCGTATTACTTCCCTCGGTATTATAGGGTAATTAAATTTAACATCATATTTCAACCCCTTAAAAGCTGTTCCGAGATTGACCTCACGTTCCAAAATATAACCACTGTCAAGATAAGTATTTTCAAAATTGCCAACCATGCCAACGCGGATCGCACTTTCTGTTTTTAATCGTAATCGTCTGATCTCCTGATCGATTTGATATAATAGACGCTGTAATCGCTGTTCCTGAAATTCTGAAACGGGCAGATCCGCTGCCTTTGCTATCTGAATTTTTGCTAGTTGACCTTCGATCCGTTCGAATGCCTCAGTATATAATTTCGCTAATTTACGCTTGACAATATTTGTGCGCCTTACGGACTGATTATATATCGCTGTCTGATCAGTATTATATGTTGTTGCCATTATTTAATTTTACTCATCATCATCACCTTCGTCATCGTCATCCGGATCATCCGTCCCGTCTCCCAGGTTATCATTAAATCGTTTCTGCGCTTCGTCAGCCTCTTCTTGTTTGCGCTTAATTTCAGCCTCCACGTCGTCAATAATTCCAGCAGGGAATAATTTTAGTAATGTCTCCCTTGAAAGTATGGGCATAAGTTTGACCACTATATCGGCAAGCTCTGAGAAATTAAATGGTAAATTCCTTGTCCATTTAATATCCATCTTTACAGGCTTTGTACCTGAAAACATCGCCTCGTTAACAGCATTTAAAAGCCGGATTCGTTTTTGCAAACCTATGGTAAAATAAGATTCAATAGAAGATACAAGATTTTCAAAGTCAACCAGAGCGAACGCGATTGCAATTCCGGATTTCTGATTAAACTTGTCATCATTAAAATTCGGCGTCTGTGACATCTCATATATAAGCCTCTCAAATCGATCTGCTGAATTCTGGATAAATGCATCATTTATGGTCTTTACCAGCCATTGGATAAAATCGCCTTCCGTTCCCAGACCGTCGAATATCTTCATGTCTTTTATTTTATCGACGTCTTCAGGGTCAAGGGTTTTACTCATTGTCAGATATGCATCTGCAAAGCGTCCAAGCTCATTAGCTATATCCTCAGATATTATTACGTCATGATTGTCAATTAATAATAATACAGCCTCGAAAACGCCTTGACGCTCATTATTAATTTGGTAATCAACGACGGGAACCTCTCCGTATTTATGCTGTTTCGGCTCACCTATCAGTATATAATCACCAGTTGTTTTGCTATAATTTCTGATCTCGTCAGGATAGTAAACATCTGCAAATTTTATGACATTGCTGTCAATGCCCGTTACTTCCCAGAACCGGATCGCGTATTCAATTACGGGTTTTATGTCTGCTGAATATTTTACAAATATCTGTCTATTGTCTACCCTGGCAAATTCCGGAAGATCCCCGTCTACATAATGAACTTCAAATCCAACGCCCCCGGTATTTGTATCTACAAATATTTTGTTGGTTTCAAGCGTCTCACGGGAAAGCTCGAACTCCTCTTTTATTTTTGTGTCATCTTCCTTATCCTTCGGGGTGTGCGTTATAAGTCCGGGCTTTGCTGCATATCCAGTAATAGTGTTTATAATTTTCCGCCCGAACGGAACCGCAATTTTATTATCAGGCTCCGTGTCTTTTTCTGTTTGGTTTATTATCGTCTGATTTGCTCCAAGATAATATGTATAATTACGGCTCATCTGTGCAAATTGATCGGACGCCAAAAACGCGTCGATCTCCTGTTGTATCTGTGATGGTGTTAGTTTTAGTATTTCGTCTGGCATTATATGGCCTCATGATTCTTGATAAATTTATTACTTGCAACGCCGTGCTTTATTTTTATTGTCTTTCCAAACAGGGCGTCTTTTCCTATGTCCGGAGCTTTCTGAACAGCATTCCTGTTTTTCCATAAATCTTCAATTCCGTATCTGACACCCGCTATCGTGTCGTCGTCTATTTCAACAAAGTCCTCTGTAATGGTTCCGTCTCTGAGTTCACGTCTTTTAAACTTCGGAAACTCCCTGGCTGCATTCGGACATTTTGTTTTGTGAATATGAATAATAAAGTTCTTTAGATAGTCAATACCTGTCTTCAGGCTGTCTTTTCCTTTTTTCGCGCCTCTAATATTGATATATCCGTCCTCTCGAAATTCTTTAATATATGCTGGTTACGCGCTGTCTGCTGTTATTGGGCTGCGCTTATTAAATCCGGCCTCATTACACGTTACAATAAACTGGGTATTCGTCAACTCCTTATGGTAGACTTCATCAAAAATATATAATTCATTTTCATGGAATCCTGTTGACATCAGGGTTGAAGCGTGTACAAATCCGTAATCCATGCCGTGCCTGACGTTCTGCAAGTCCTGCGCTGTATATGAGAAGTCATGTATCTTTAATCTATTAAAAACACGTGCTCCGGAGATCGTTCCCCAATTTCCGAGAGCATAAACCTCATAATAATAATTGTCAATATCTTTATATTTTAATATGCGTTTTTTATCTGCCTCATCAAGAAATTTATTATTCAGATATGTTGTTTTGAGCTTTAATACTTCTTTTGCATCCTGGACTACATCAAAAAATCTGACCTTGATCCAGTGTTCGATATCTATCGGATTAAATGACACTATAATTGATTTCTTGACTTTGCTTTTTCCCCTCAGTCTCAGGTCCAGTTGATTATAGTCTTTTTCGGATATCTCGTTGGCCTCTTCGATCCAGATAGTAGACAAGGGACCCGTTTTAAATGTTGTTGATTTTATCTTTTCAACATTGTCCAGTCCCTTGAATATTATTTTATTTCCGGTCAAGCACTCAATAACCTCTTTCCCGTTGCTCCGATTTATCCTAAATAATTTTTCAAGATCCCATTCATAAATAATCTGACAAAGCTGTGCAAAAGTAGAATCGTGATTTGTCGCGCTCACCGCCCGAAGTACCATGACATTAAATCCTGGGGTATGCATCAAATTAACTATTATTTTTTGTGCTATAAAATATGACTTTCCGGATGCCGCACCCCCGTAATAAATTTGCAGGGGTGTCTGGTTATAAAGATATTTAATGTAAATATCATTAAAATTTTGTTTTGGGATTTCAACTTCCATCAGTCAGCTTTACTTTTATTCCGTCTTTTAGTGCATCACCCAGGCCGTCGATTTCCCAGCGGTCTTTCCATTTATCGCGTTGACGATTTTTAAGCCAGAAGATCATAGCGACCGGTTCCGGCTTCATATATTTAGTTGTGACTTTTATTTTCTCTTCGCCTTTGTGGTTAGTCGTGACTTCTTTTTCTTTATAGGTATATCCCTTCGCTGCTTTGAAAAGTGACTTTATCACATCACCGTCATCGTGATCATCTTTACCTTTTTTTAGCTGTTCTTTAAATTCAGGGTAGTAATTTTTCCAATTGGATATAGTAGCGCGACATACTCCGAAATGTGCTGCTATTTTTGCATCTGATAGACCAGCCAGTCCAGCAAGATAAGCCATTGGCAAATGCTTATCTTTTTCAAACTTGTTATTATTTATGTTACCTTTTTTTTTCTTGTCTAAACCATTCTTTTTCACATTTCAAAGATAATAACACCCTGGTCAATTGTCAAGAAAAAAACAATATCTATTTAGGTATTTTAGAAAGTTCTAACAAATTTTCAGAAACCTTACGCATAAAAATAGATGAGCACTGTGTGAAAAACACACAAGCTGTTTT